TTTGCAATTCATCGTGTTTTTCCTCAGACTCTTTGGCCTTCCGCTCGTCCTCGGTCATCCTTGCCGACAATTCCTTTTTCTTGGCTGCCAGTTCGGACGCCGTTTTATCAAACACGTCTTTCTTGACATACCCGGTGTAATCCGGCTCCGGGATATCATACGACTCCAATGCTTTCAGCTTTTCCTCTGCCGTCATATCGGCATATCCTTCAATGTTTGAGACATCAATTTTCATGTGGTAACCCCCTTGTCTTTTTTAGTCTTCTGTGACTGTTTTTGCGATTTAAGGCTTCTCTGCCCTTTGCGATTAAGGTCTTCTCTGACCATTTATGTGCCGTTATCTATAAAGTCCATCTTGTTTTTATACGGGATAATTCGACACCGGCAATTATAATGTTGTTTATCCGGAACCTTGCGGATGTCAAATACTTTCCCGTCCAACAGCCGGCACGTCATACACGTTTTGTCGTCCTTCTCACTCATCCATTGCACCTTCTTAATGCCGGCTTTTTTCCACACGTGCAAGGTCACTTGATCCTCGAGATCTATCGCGTATTGGCCCGATTGTGTAAACCACAGATTGGCGGCTTTCTTTAAGCTTGTCGCGTACCTTTTGCGGTTATGATACGCACGGGCTGTTGACATCTCTTCCGACAGCCGGAGCCGTTTTCTCTCGGCTTCACGCTTGTATAAATACCCGGTCACGGGATTGTAAGTCGTGAGCCAATATTCGATGAAAGACTCTCGCCAATATTCACCATCTGTCGCTTTTTCGGCTTTTTTCCGTTGCTCTTTGGACAGCATCGACAAGGCATAAGCACGAGCATCCGTGACGATCGTCTTATACTCTCTCATGTTAAAATCGAGCAATTCTTGAAAGACTCTTTTCGTCTCCTGCTTAACCCGAATGACATTCAATTCATCAAACGGTAAAACCGACAAATGATTAAATTCCCTGCGAATTTTCGTTTTTAACTTCTTGAGATACCGATCTGTCGGTTGATACATCTCCCTCGTCTTCGGCTTCATTTTCGTCTACCTCAATGGGCTGCCATTTCTCCATTTGTTCCTCATAGTATTTCATACTGAGCGCATACGCACTCTCCGGATCGGTGAACATTCCGCTATGCTCAAAGGCCAACTGCGGATGTATCTTCGGCTGTTCCAACATCGAGATGAGCACTTGCGATTTGCTTTGAATTGCTTCATAGTTTCGTCTGGTAAATTTCATGTCGATGTTTTTTAGATTCAGATTGATGTCGGGTGACAGGTCCCGGCAAATCCTCAGTACCAGTTTCAGCATCTTTTTCTCGGCTTTTTTAAACATATGCTCCGAGTCCTTTGCCCTAGCTTCAGCCAGTGACCACCCGTCTCTCAGCAGCACCGCTGCCCCGGTGTCGGATGTGGATGAACCGCCGTTTCGGTTCGGCATACCGCATATTGTCAATATTGCTTGATAACAATCGGCCTTGACCGTCTGGGATTGATCTTGATTGAAATCATTGGTCACGATGTCCACGTCCGCGTTGGCCCCGTCAACGGATTTGACTTTGATCGCACCCATTTCTTTCAGCTGTAAAAAGCCCTCTTCATCAATATCGCAATTGATAAATTTAATGAACGCTTGAATCAACTGCTCCATGCCGTCCATTCGGTTAGATTGAATGTTATTCATCATGTCCAATAACGGCAGGACTATTTCAAAGGACCCCATCCGAGCGTTATTGGCCGGGTATTCGAATATCGGAACCATATCAAGCGCGTGGGGGGACACCTCTTTAATAATCGAATCCTCAATCAGAAAATACATGTTATCCGTATAGACTGAATAAGTGGTGACCCGTGTCTCATCATCCACAGCGTATTTGACACCCATGATCGGTTTATTCCCGATGTCGTTTGAATAAACGACAAAGGTATCACGGGGATCCAACGTGTATAATTCAAAAGGAGCTTCATCAATCTCATGGGGTGTATCCGGCAGCACCAATCTGAAGGCCGTCCCACAGATCATCTGCCACTCAACCAGTTCTTGATCTTGACTGGCTTTATCCTCAGCAAACATGAGTTCATTCAGTTCTGTAATTTGCTTCGTGATTGAGTCGTCCCCGTTGCGGTTGACGTATTGAATCGGTTCTCCGCATAGATAACCGACTTTGAAAGATACAATTTCATTGGCCCGATTCTCGACAATCTTATTGCATATCTCCGGTCTGACTTGCTTTTGCCGGTTGAGAATCGGCTGTTTTCCACGGTAATAATCCCAAAGATATTGAATCTCACTGCGATTGAGATTGTGCTTGACCATCGCCTTCGTCAACACGTCCAACACGTTGTCGGCAGTCACCTCGCTAACCGATGTTTTGATCATCCTTCGGCCGTGCATTTCTCGTGTTTTATCCAACCCTTTGCTTTCATCAATGACGTTTCCCACGGTTAACCCCCTTCCTTGGTATAATAAAAGCGCACTTCGGCTTAACATAAAGTTTCGCAAAAGTGCGCCGTCCTAACAATATATTACAACGAGATACAGTAAGTTGTCAAGTTATAAAACTATTAGTTGTAGATTTACCACGGTCTTTTAAATACTTCGGCTTTTCCGGCAGTTAACGATTGAGCAAATTCGGCATATTGGGCCATGCCGTCCGGGACGTCATCGTGTTTGTTTTTGCCGGCCATCGTGTAAGAGCACAACATATTTATCATCTTACCGTATTCACTCCCACGTTTGTAAAGACTCTTGTCCTTGAACAGACAATGTTCTTTCACCCATGCCGAGTTGACAATGATTTTCGTCTCTTTATGCGCCGTTGTGTATTTGGTGGTGATATGAGTAATCCCTCCGCGTTCTTTGACACCGTTCTGAACCTTTTCGGCCACCCTCCGGCCGGCAGAGTTCGATTCAAACCGGCAAGCTTTTACCTTATCCCGGACCAGTATATCGATCAATCGAGCGTCCACAATATCGGGCAACCCGTTATCACAGACACAATCATCGATGTAATGATCATCGCCGTATACATAGGCGACAGGTAGAAAACAATAGTCTTTTCCGGTGTCTTTGGTGTCGCATACACCCAATATTGCATCGGGTTCATCGTCCGGCAATTCAAAATAGCGTCTCAGTTCATCCTCAGAATAAACCAATCCCTCACGTTCAATTGGCTCATTCATGTATAACGCGCGCCATGACGGATCATCCATGATGTCCCGTTGCTCATGGTAAAATGCCGTTGAGAATCCCACACCAAATGCGTAATGGAAATTGGATTCATCTTTTTCGTTTAGGGCCGGCACCGCTATGAATTTCGCTCGGTCCGATCCTGCGTATTCCTCTTCTAACCGGCCGATCACATCATGCACTGACCACCGGGTAGCGATATGCAGTTCTTTACAGTTGTCCCCGATCTTACGTTGTCTCAAGTCGGTGGTGTAGGTTCCCCACAGCTTATCCAACCGCTCTTTTGACAGCGCAACCTCGATACCGCTCACAAGGTCATCGCAATACAGCAATGTGGCAGCCCGGTAAAGACCGGCATTCCCCGTACCGATGGATGTGAATTCCAATGTCTGAAAACGCTTTTTCTCTCCCAAATCAATGCGGAAGCCTTTAGCATCGCGATCAACGATAGGGCTGCCGAAAACATCACGCCACAAATATTCACCGTCACCGTCAGCATCGAGCATCCGCAGACATTCTTTATAAACCCCTTTGACAAACTCGTTACTGTGAGAGCCGGTCAAGATCGGTTTATCGGGATACTTCCCGGCAAGCCATGTGAGATAGAAGATCGCCAGAGTCGTTTTACCGACCCCGGGTGGCAGACTGACCGCCAAAATGTCAAGTTTATCGTCCGCCAGTTCCTGTAAAGCGTCCACAATCCGTTTTAAGCCTTTTCGTCTGGGTGTATAAAAGCGCTTTTCGGGATCCCGGTTCCATTCGACATAAAAGAGAAAACTCTCAAAATCATACGGCGCAGCCTTAAGCAACACCTTTTTATGCAAATCGTATATGCGCTTTAAGAACATATCGTCATCACATCGTTTGACCGCTCGCTCACACAAGCTCGACAGCTTTTTCAAGTAAG